CGCCGAATTTCTCGTCGAATTTATACCCGAAGCCATAGATTGCAAAGGGCCCGATTAGCCACACCTGTGATTCGCCGTTGAGATTTTCGCTGGATATTTCGACCTGGTATTGGTCGGTGACCGTATCGTCCGCGAATCCCACAGCGTTATATGCGCCCTCGGTAGCGCCAACCGGGATGCCCGAAACGTCCAGCTTTACGGTGGCCGCTCCTGCCGGGTCCTCGGTGATTACTATTCTAAATCCCACGCCCGCCTCCTCCGCGACGTGCGGATCGTCCCAGGCGGTGGCAAATAGCTGGCTGAATTTATCCGAGCCGGCCCAGCGGATCGCCAGGGTCCCGACTAGCTCGGCTCCGCTCGGGCTGCCGGCGTCGACCGGGAAGAAGCCGCCGCCCGGGGCGGTGTTGTTTATTTGCACATTTCGTGGCGGGTATCCCTTCCCGGCTCGGCCCACGGTGGTGATGCCAAGCGGGACGGTCGCGCCGAAAAGCAGGGTGTTGAATGGCGTCCTCGGCTGATTGCGGACTTGGTAATTCCTGGTGACGTCCGGATTCGGCAGGCTATTCACGAGCCCTATTCCATAGCTGAACAGAAATACCTCGGCGTTGTTGGCATGATCGGCTGGGATGGTATCGAGCGCACCCCGGACTAGGTCGGAAATTTGGAACACGCCGGCCAGCCCCACGACCGTTGAAAATAGCATTATTTCGTCATCGATCAGCAGCACATTTTGCCCGGCCTCCAGCCCGACGGCGTCCGTACTGCCGACCAAATCTAAATCTATGGCACCGTCAATTTCAAAGCCCACCGCGTCCTGAAAGCCGTTTGTTTGGCCTCGATCTATAACGCCATTGAGCAGGCCGAATGGTGAAAACAGCGCCTGGTCGCCAGGATCGATTATTGAATTAAGCGTGGGCACCGGAGCCGGGCCTGGGGCATCTACCTCGGTGGCAAAAATATTATAAGCCACGTGCTGCCCGCCATTGCGAACAGCGATTGTGCCCACTTGCAGCAGGACGGTATTTATGCCCGTATCGGATACGTCCGTGATTCTAAAGGGCAGCTCGATTAGTACCTCGGCGAATGCAGCGAAGGCTGTGTCGTCGGGCGGTATCCAAAGCGTGGCCACCGGATCGCTGAACGAGCCTGGTATAAATTCGAAAATATCCTCGCTGAAATCAATCACGATTTTATTATCCAGGATACGACCCCTGTTCACCTTTGTGATCCGGATCGGCAGGAGAGTAATACCCATCACCGACCAGGATAGCGCGCGGACGTCGCCGGGCTGTAGATCGAATTGTGAGCGGTCGCTGGTAAGCCGGCCCGTCGCTATCGGGTATGATAGCTGGCGCAATTCCCGCCACACGAGCGCATTGGCGAGCGCGCCATTTTTCACCCCCGGATACTTCACCTCGGCGGCATTAATCGAGCCCACTATATCGATGTTTGCCATATCCTGCGCGATGGCATAGGACGTCGTGTAACCCTTTTGTCGGTCGGCAAATTGGAGGTTGACTACATTGGTCGTGCTGGCCCAGGAGGGACGCCCGAATCTCGATAGATCGACCACGTTGGCTTCGTCCAGGACCTCAAGCGCCGCCGGGACATAATCGGCCCTGATCAGCTTAAAATCGAAAATACCGGTTACCGGGTCCTGTATCAATATGCCATCGGTCTGCTCCTCAATCAGCCGGATTACCTGCAGCACCTCCATTACCCGGTCCCATATCCAGGAAAAGCCGTTACCCTCGGTTGCCAGGATTGCGGCCACCGCGCGGAGGCTAATTATATTTATTTGCGAGGCATCCACGGCCAGGCCCCACTCGGTATTCGTCAGGACCTCGAACACCACGTTCATGGGATTCATGCCCTCCTCAACTACCTCGTCCCCGGGCTGGAATGTAGCGAGCGCCAGGCCGTCGAATATACGCGATAGTTCAAAATCGAATTTTCGAAGCTGCGGGCTTTGGCCTATCTCGCCCCTGTTCCAGGTAAGGTATACCGTCCCCCGGTAGGTCGGCTGGGGAATTTGGAAGGGCGCGAGGTATGTTGACAGCTCCTGGGTTTCGGTCCCCGGGTATATGGTAAGGATGCCGATCAGGCCACCGCCGCCGCCGGCGTCATTGCCGCCGAAAAATTCCGGCAGGTTTATTGATAGATCGGTGCCCGCGTCGGCTGGCAGGACCGGCGTATCCGCGCTGGGCGCTTCCTCGCCCCAGCAGTGATTCTCGTCGTTACGAATATTATATATACGATCCGCGCCCGTCATCGGGCCACGGCACAGGGCCATTTGCAGACCAATAAAATACCTGTAACCAATCGTCTGCCGGGTGCTAGAAAATAGCCCGGTTTTCACCTTCCGGGTAATCGCGGTCGTCACCAGGTCCCCGTACCACACGACATTCGGCCCGGACAATCGTACCCGCCCGAAAATAATCGGCACGACCCGGCCTTCGGTTGCCGTCGGTATATTGAAATCACCCAGCGCAGCAGGCTTCGCGTTTTCAATATCCGGCTTCGGGCGCAGCAGCTCGGTGATCAGGAAGGTCACCAGGTAGGTCAAAAGCATGACGAAAAACGGCATTATTTCCCACCGCGGAGGCTGGAGTTAAATGGGTTTTTCTCTGGTACGAATGGAAAGCCTCCATAATTCAGCACCGCCGCAAATTTCACGTCGCAGGTAGTAATGTCGTGGGCGCAGCCCGCGAATACGTCCACGTCGGTATTCAGCACCGGGACCGAGAATGCATTAAGCAGGGTAAGGACGTCGCCCGCCTGCGCGAGTACCAGCCGGGAATCATCCGTCCCGCTGGCCGGGGTCCGCACGAATCCTGACACAGTAAAGCCCGCGCCCTTTGCCGCGAGCAATCCGTCGACCGTAATATCCCGCCCGGACACGTCCGATACATTGCCGGTGAAGGTAAATAGATTGATATCTACCTTGCAGCCGTCGTCGTATAAAATGTGATTACAAAGCCCCTGGTAATTGAATCGGGGACCGGCGCGCTTGAATACAGCGGTGTTCGGCGAGCAGGTAAGCGTGGCCTCCAGCGCTCCGTCGAAATTTACCTGGGCGATGAAGCCCGAAAATACCAACAGGGTCTCCTCGATAGGATCGTCCGCGTGCGCTCGCAGCACCTGTACCTCGATCAGCCGCCCCGGCACGTTGTTGATATATTGCTGCGGTATCGGATTGTCTAAGGGCAGGGTAATTTTAATTTCGTTAACCGAATCCTCCACCGACGCCTGCACCTCGGTGCGCGAAATCTGCGTGGTCAAAAATGTAAAGCCACCGAAATTTATGTCCCGATTGAACGAGGTAAATCGCGTCGTTACAACGCCCTGCGTAAATACAAAAAATTCGATTAGGTTACCGGATTCCCGGCTCGTTTCTAGCGCCTCAAAGGTCACGATGGCACCCCCATACTCTGCAGTGATATTCGGGCGGTACCGGGGCGCTCGTGATCGAAGGCCACTTTATCGTTGATGATACGCGACAGCGTTAATATGCTCATACGATCCACCTCGGATACCGGCAGGGCAGGCGCTACCCCAGGAGCTATCGTTACCCGCTCTTCATCCGCGTCGATTACGTTGGACCCGGAAATCGTGTGCAGCGATTGGGTGCCGTCGGTCCTGACGATTAGCAGGTCCGAGCGCGGCGTTACCGACCCGATAAAATCGGTGAAGCCTATATTTTCGATAACAATCACAGCCCCGCCGTCGCCCAAATCCACGAGGGGCTTTAGATCGCGCCTGCCGGTCGGGATATAGAACGACAGCTGGTTACCGTGGAGGAAATGAGCGAGCCTCCGCCAATCATAAACGGTCGCCTGGTCCTTCGCCTCAAACGCAAATTGGAACAGCGGCTTACCCTTCGCCCACGGCGAAAATTGGGTCGGCGGGCCCGTTTCGGCGTCCAGCTTAATTACCTTTCTGCGGATGCCCTCGGATATTGTCGCCCCGGACATAAAGTTGAAATCATCCAGCACCGGCTTTGCTACCGTTTGCCCGATCCCCTGGAAGGTGGTGAAGGGGCCGATATCTGCCAGGTCCACATTATCGAGCGTTTCAAATGGTATTTTAAAATCGGTCGGCCCTATCGAAAAGCGGGTGTTGTTCAGCTGCGGGGCGGTAAAGGCTGTGCGGACCGGCATTACCTCGGTGGCTACCGCGTCGAATGCATTAAAAAATGGCGTCTTGGTGGTGATATCGCCTGCTGTAAAGCTATCGATTTCTAGCACCTCGAAGTTGAAATCACTGTCGTATACCATAACCAGGCTGCCGTCCCGGTAATCGGCGTCGGCGGTATCGACAACGATCAGCGTCGCGCCTATCACAATAGGAGCCCCCAGCGGTTTCAATTCAAACCATATCGGCACGCCGAATACCCGCGCCTGCCAATCGAAAAGCACCGAATTGATACTGTCCCGGGTGCGGTCGTCATCGGTGCGGATGTTGAAATCTAGCGCCTGCCGGGGAGCCTCGCGCAGCCGGATACGCTGCTCCTTGCCATCGAATAGCCTGATAATGTCCGTTTTGAATAGCAGCCTTTCGCGGATCGGGGACTGCGGTTTGTACTGAAATATCGTGATTCGGTTACCGGTTACCGGGACCGCTATGATCGCGGCGGTCGGAGCTGAAAGGGTAAAATCCAGGGTGCCGCTGATTGATGGCGGGCCGGTCGTGCTGATTTGCACGAATGCTATAAAGGAGCCGAAGCCCGGGATGATAAACGGCAATATAGGCAGGTTGGTAACGTCCACGCCCGCGCCCACATTATTGACGAAAGCGGTCCACGTTATAATTTCGATGGGACGCCTGAATGAATTAAATAATTCGATGGTCCGCACCTGGCTGCTTAGTACATTGCCAAGCGCCAGGGACCCCGGGATAACGTGGCATTTTTCGAACCATTCCTGGCCCACGGCGAGGCCCAGGCCACCAGGATTCTCGGCCTCGATCTCGGATTGGCGGTTTGTTTCCGGGTTGGCGAGGGCCCGGCGATTGACCTCCCTGGTAAGCGCGATGCCATCGGCACCCGTCCCCCAGGCCGAGGAGGCGGTCGATACCGGCGATAGACTAAAAACCGCGAGGCGCTGGCCTGATCGGGAGCCGTCGCTCGGTGCGATCTCGCCGGCTGGGGCTCGGGACAGCGGGACGGGATTATCCGGCGGGTCCCAATAGGGCGTCGTGCCGATCCCGGGGACGTACATTCGGAGCGTTGAAGGGCTCCCAACCTGGTCGTTAATACTGAGGGCGGGGAAGCCGACGATTGTCGGAAAATTCGCCACGATTTACGCTAATTCCTGACGATAGGCTAGACCCGCGTTGTGGCTCTCCTCGGTGTCATTCAGCAAAAATTGCTTTTTTACCCACGGAAAAATAAACCAGGTCTCGCCGGCAACCAAAAATGTCTGGCCCGGGTCGAGGTTGGCGATATTGATAACGCGGACGTCGGGCTGCGTACCCATTAATCGAGCCGTGTCAGGAGCGCCGGTGTTATCCGAGACCAGGATCGGGATAGGCAAAAGCGGCTTGAAAGCCGTCAATAGAGAGAGCCGAAATTGTGACATATACGGCGCAATGATCCCGCCGCGAATCGATCCAATACAAGGCAGTCGATCATTGCCAGCTCGATCATTGCCAATACCGCCGAAAGCACCCCCGGCTCCAACCAGCGCCCATCGATCCCCGGCGGCTTGTTCGGGCTGGTCTCGGACGTGCATCGACGCATATTTAGACGTGCCCACGCTTATCGAGCCGCCATCCATTCCGATTCCATGCGACCCCGCCGCCGGTGCATCGATTAGTGTAACGTTCTGCGCCCAAAAATGACCATAACAATACTCGCCGCCCTGCCAGTCGCCTATCTTTTCAAGCTCGCCGAAGCCGAAGTGACGATACCGCCCGGCGTCTACCTCCAGCACAATGTGGCAATAAGCCGGGTTGGCGTTCTGCTCGAAAAAATGGAAAGCCGCGTGAGGGCCGGCGACTATGTTTATGCACCGCCCGGTATCGAACAAGGTGGTCGACAAGGAATTATTGCCGAGCTGGCCCGAATCGCCGGTCGAGAGCCATACATTCGTCGAATCGTCGTTTGAAAAATTCTGATAAATGGCGAGCGTCCCGCCGTCGGTTGCCTCGGTGTATTGGAACGCGACAAAAATCCCGTTTTTACTGAGGCCCATATTTCCAGGGTCGCCGATGTTTGCGAAATCCTCCGTCCAGCCATTGGCCTGCAGGAAGGTCGAAAGCTGCTGCATTAAACTCTCGATGGTGAGGCTCGTGCCGGTCAGGTAAGCCATTTTAAAAGGTCCTCTTAATGCCGAAAAATGTCCAAGTATCCGTTCGGTTGCAATTTTGAAATACCAAATAAACGTCGCCATTTGCCAGGGTCATGCTGTCCTCGGATACTGCGCCGATACCGAAAACGCTGACGGGATGCACGTCGATTAGCTCGCCGAGAAATTGCTGCGACGGCAATTTTTGGTAGATCATAGTCGGCCATAAAAACGCTATATCGCCGCCGCTGTCGACCGAGGGCTCGAG